GCTTTCAGCTCCGTTTCCGTTAAGCGCTAATAAAGGATCATTGCCTGCAACAATTCCTCGTGCGCTATCCAACATAAACCAATCACTTGTGCTGTCAGTCCTCTTAATCAACACAAACCTAGCACCTGACGTAAAGCCACAGTCGATAGTCTGACTTGTGCCATTCCCAGTGTATGAGCCACACTTACTCACGTTGGGGAGGCTTGCGAAGAGGTAGGCTATAAAGGTATCACTTGTTCCGTTTACGTTACCGCTGTTGCCTAAAGTAAACACGCTTTCTGTTGGTGTTGTGCTATCCCAATAACCAGTGCTTGTGAAGGAGGCGTTAGTTAAGTTTGGGTAAATAATAGCATTATTCCCAAGGTCTTTGTGGTATGCAATCCAGTTAGCCGTTCCGTTCCGTTTCTTCACCCACATCATCTCAGGTGCAACACCAAGGTTATGGCTTACAGTACGTCCTGCTGTTGAGTTCCCCGTGTAAGCAACGACATCAAAGAAGCCCGGCGCACGCTTCCATTGCCAGTCGATGCCATCAGTTACTGCACCCCACCATCCAGTAAAGTTTACACCTTCCTGAGTGTCCCACGCTACATTTGCTGAGTAGTCAATTTCTGCTCCCGTTGTGCTTGGACGTAGAGTTTGCCCACCCAACAGTCTCGGCGTCATGTAAGTATCAGTCCCCGATCTTAGCTTGGATATAAAGGCATCTGCTGTGAAACCTCCTGATACGTTTATTTCAGAAGAGTCGTTGTTGTGAAAAACAGGAGCAAACACCTCAGTCCCACTCTCAGGCACTTTAGTGCCACGGCGAATGGCGATGTAGATGTAGGTTGAACTACCAAAGCCGCCATCATAGTAGAAACCTGTGGCTGTAGGGTGGCCGTAGTTGTAGCTTGCTTCTGCATCAGAAGTGTTAGGCTCTAAGTATTCATCGTTGCTGCCATTTGCCCAGCCCCGCATACTGTCATATATGTGCCAATCACTTGTGCCGCTGCTGCGCTTAACCATTACCCACTGCGGCTCAAAGCCTAAATCAATTGAGGCAGTACCGTCTGCGGCAGTTGTATAACTCCCGCACTTGATAGCATCAGCATCACCATCAGGGCCGAAATCACCGTCCCCATCGTTGTGGGCGAATAGGTAGGCTACGTAGGTGCCGCCAGAGTCATTCATAAACTCCCCAACAGTAAACTGTGTAGACGTTGGTGCAGTGCCATTAAAGAAACCTGTATTTGTTTCTTTTGCGCTACTTTCATTTAAGATAATAATTTCATCACTATTTAGCGCACGATGCCAAACAGCCCAAGCAGAAACGCCGCTTGTCTTTTTTAAGATAATAGTGCCGACATTGCTTCCTAAGTCGTGCGATATGTTTCTTCCAGTTGTTACCCCATCCCCAGTATAAGTCAAACATGTGAAGAACTTAGGGGCTTTGCGGAATGTCCAAGAGGCAGACGCCGTACCCACAGTAATGTTGGAGTTTTCACTAGCGCCCAACGTAAAGCCATTACTATTAAATGAGTTTAGGGTGTCTATAAGACTGTACTCCGCAGTTCTATCATTAGAGCTAAGTCCTTTGTTTACCCCTCGCTCAGTGTCATAAAGTGTATGATAGTATCCGTTATCTCTGCTCTTTGTCCAAACCAAACCACCTTCTCCAGTGTTTCCACTAAATGGACTTTCACTAGATGGAGTGGGGTTGCCCTTAACAGTAAACGAAATACGATCTGGGCCGTCATCTTCAAGATTATTGTCAGTACATATCAAAAGTGCTGTATTCGTAATCTTTGCTAGTGGTTCCGTTGGGACGGTGAAATTGCTTGTATATTCAGCCGATCCTGTAAGAACCCTTAAATTTGATATATGCCCATCAAATTCAAGTCCGTCCGTAAAGCTGCGCTGTCCGATTGAAATAGTGCCAGAACTATAGTCATTTGTGTCGGATGATACTGGCGTTCCTGTAGATGTCCCATCACGATACATTGTCCAAGTCCCGCTAGAACGAACCACCGCATAGTGATACCAAGTGCCAGTGGAGGGAGTATTGGTTTCCTCAATGTAATTTGATGTATTTTGAGCGTATAAACGCATTTTGTTGCTGGTATTTGTTCCGATCATAAAGCTGTCAGCAACACCACTTGACGGCCTAGCGTCAAAAATATTTTGCGATGTCCCACTTAGTGTATCAAAGTATACCCAAAATTCTACAGTAATATCACCACTGTAATCAAAGCTGCCGCCTGTAACCTTTAAGCTGTCACCAGTACCATCAAAATCAACAGAACCAGCAATGTTGTCACCTAAGTTAATTCCGTTATTGATGTTCTGAGAACTTTCGTTCGCCTCATAGAGATAGGTGGAGAACACATCTTCTACGTTCAGGCCAGCACCACCAGTAGCATTACCAGCAGCGGCTTGGAGCATTTTTTTCTTAGTAGCCATTATTGTAGCTCCTTATGCTAATGCTTGACCCGCAGTGAAGCCGTACCAGTTAGTCCCACCGTCACGGGTGGTGAACACGAACACGTCCTTAGCACTAGCAGTTGCTGTCAGGGTTGGAGCAGTAGCAGCAGGCCAGTCTACGCTTGCAGGCCATGTAACTGTAAAGCCAGAGGCAGAAGCATCTTGGATGATCTCAATGGAGAACGTGTAGGACGTACCGCTTGCTGGTGGGTTACTGAATGTAAACGTGGTGTTCTCTGTCAGTGTGTGGCTGAATGTGTTACCAGCTTCGCAGTTCACTGTAGTAGCGTTGCCAGTCGATGTGACAGCGGCGTATGTTTCATTGTAGCTGTCGGCTATAAGTTCCCCAGTAATGTCAACGTCGCCAGTGTAAGTCGGCGTCATCTTGGCATCAAGCTGCGTTTGGATAGCAGAGGTAACGCCGTCAACGTAGTTTAACTCTGTTGTTGTTAGTGTTGCACCGTCCAGAATATTCAACTCTGCGGCTGTTGCCGACACACCCAAATTAGTCAGAGCAGTCGCTGCGCTTGTCAAATCTGAAAGATTGTTCGCAGACTGCGCATATCGAGCATCCGACTGTGCTTTAGTATAAGCACTCGTCACCTCAAAAGTAGCGTATGAAATAACATCAACACTGTCGCCAGTTGTAGCCCCAGCCGCCAAAACAACAGACGTGCCGTTCGTAGCCGTATAGTCTGTGGTGTCTTTTAAAAGGACACCGTTTTGATAGACTTGAATATTCCCAACAGTATAGGTCACGCTAAAGGTTGTTTGTGCAGATGTAGCCGTGAAAGAAGTTACATCAAAAGTATTGGTCGCACTCGAACCCGCTGTAATCTCAACAACCGCGGCACCCGCGCCAGCACCGTCACAGTAAACGATAGAAGAACTTCCGTCCAAAATGTCTACAGAAGCACCGGACCCCTGTGTGATTGTGATTGTACTGCCACAGTCGTTCTTAATGAAGTAAACTTTTTGAGCATCGCTGGGAGCAATCGTCACCGTAACAGCAACTCCCGGTGTGCCGCCAAAAACAAGTACCTTGCTCATGCCATCGGAAATGGAGCCGTCGGAGGTTGTAACAGTCTCCGTTGCACCCGTGAGAGTTATATCGACAACCCCGTTAGTTAAACGGTCGATAATGTCAAAGTTCGTGTTAGTGGATGCACCCCATGTACCGGATTCATCCCCCGTGGCGATTTTCTTTAACCCGCCGTTTACTGTATAGGTAGCCATGTCTCTTTACCTTTACGCTGCTATTTCAGTCCATGTTACACCAGAAACTGGCTCTTCTTCTGTCCAAGTGCTGCCCGGTGAAGGGGCTACGCCTGTCCAACTCGTCCCCGGTTCAGGGATTATTTGATCGTAAACTAGCACAGAACCAACTTGGGCGCTAGAAGAAAACCCTGTGACGGCAATGCGTACACTCAGAATAGCTTCTACGGAACCCACCGAAGCCGTGGCAACCATGTCAATGTTGTTCACAGGAACTCTCTGGAACGTGCGAAGATCAACAGGATTAACAAGCCCTGTTGCGGCGACCCCCGTAACCTCAACATTAGGAGCATCACCAATTATGGTCGGGGCTGTGACGCCACCAACCGCTTCAACACCTACAGCATTAACATCAATACCTGTGCCAGCGTTAATAGTCACACTACCCACATTACCAGAAGCCTCAAGACCTGTGGCCGGAGCATATGCGTTAATAACAACCGTGACGCCGTTAACCGACGCCGTGCCAAGCAACGACGCCGTAACAGTGACTGTAATTCCAGTGCCTTCGACAACCGTTACAGAGTCAACGAACCCTGTAGCTTCAAGTCCAGTAGTCGGAACATTCTGCTCGGTACGAAGCGTGACAGTGCCAACAGCACCGCTGCTGGACAACCCGTCAGGAATAATACCACCGTCACCAAACACAACTACAGAGCCTACGGCACTAACCGTTTCTAGCCCTGTAATCGTTACAGAAACATTTTCTCTAACAACCGCTGCACCAACTTGGCCCTGCATAGCGCCAAGTGTAGATTGTTCGCCGCCCCAAGAGGTAACGCCAAATCCTAGCTCACCCCACCCGTTGAGAGTATGGCCCACGCGGACAGGGACTGCTTCATTCCAAGCACCCTCTCCCCATTCGCCACGACTCCAACCAGTGATATTCGCCATAGGGTTACCCCTTACGCGATGCGGATAAGTGCGTTAGTCGCGTCTGCCGTTGGGAACACAATCTGGAAATCGCCCGCTGTAGACGATTTGTCAGAACCAAAGTCCAGTACAACGACTGAATCTGTAGTTCCAGAACCCGCGCCCGTAGTGGTGTTGTAAATTAACGCCCCACGCGCCGTGATCGTGGCAGATGTAAACGTCAGATCCGCAAAGTCTGTGAACGCTGTAGTTCCAGAAGTTGTCGGAGTTACGTTCGTCAAAGTGCCGCCGCCAGCAGCATACGAACCAGAATTACCAACTTCGTTAGTTGCAGTGTAATCTGTAGTCGCCGCCGTAAACGAAGCGTTGTTATCGTACAAGGCTAACTTAAACGTATCGCCTGTAGAGTTTGTAAAATTGTGACTACCTGTAAGCAATTGTTGCTTAAAAGAAGTACACATAAAGTTTCCTGTAAAGGCCATAGTTATAGTCTCCTTATGAGTTCAGCCAGTTCGGGGTGTCCCGCATCTTTGAGTGCATTATACACAGTTGTGCGGTCGCTGCGAATAGCCTGCCGCATATAATATGCAACTAACTTTTCGATGTGCTTTGAAAAAGCACGAGCTTGGTCCCGTATGCCAGGATGGGCACTATCGGAAACCGAAATCACTTTTTCTACGCATTGCTGCGCTAATTCTTCAGGAGTAAAGCCTCGGTTGTCCGTAGTCTTTACCCCGATAACAGGGGCGTCTTTGTTGATGTCTACCTTGAACTCAAACATTATTGTTTCGCCCTTATAGTCTTGCCAGTGCGGTACTCGTCAGTGGTTTCCTTGGCTTCGCCTAACATTTTGATGCCAACCAAGGCTTCTTGGAATCGACCAGCGTACATACCCATAACGTCTTGCTCGCCCTTCATGTAGATGTAAGCCTCGATCAAAGAGCCATACAGCATTGCCATTTCGGCATTTTCACTAAGCCAGGTTGTGCCATCTTCTGCGCCTGCAGTTAAACTAAGCGGACGATAGAAGTAGTGAAGTTCTGCGGTGTATGTTGTGTCAGGTGTTGGACCAAGCAAGAAGTTGTCTACGTCAAACACACAGTAATACTTCGGCTCACCTGTCGTGGTTGTGTCAGGTGTATATGTCTGCACAAAGCTAGGATCCTTGAACTCGATAAAGAAACGATCTCCATCTGCACCACGCAAGCTCAACGAGAACGGAGCAAGATAGTCAGACGGAACCGCTAGATATGGGTTTGATGCAGTCGTAGATGCTGTAGCGTTTTTACGAAACAAACTAAGCTGCACATTCTTCAGGATGCGCTCTTCCGCTTGGCGGATAAACAACGGAAGATTGTTTACGAAAGACGTTTCATCGTTCTCCGTATAATCCTGGATAGCCTGTTTAAGCTGTGCGTATGTAAAACTCATAGCGTATTAACCTTATAACCCATCCCAC